CCGGGAATGGGATCCTCGACGTAGCCAAGGAGTTCACCATCCGCGAACTCTAGAGAAAGTCCTCGGCTTGCCAAGTACTCTTCCGCTCGCCACAGGCTGCGATTGTATGTCTCGGCGCTCGTTTGGAGCAAGTTCCGTTGCTCGCTGCTCAGCAGCATCTCGGGCCAGTCCCTCCATCTCCATAACGAGCTCTATCGGACCCCATGTCTTCCCGCACACATGGCACACCAGCCGGGGCGAGGGGCCGAAGGTCATCACACTGGCACTGGCGTGCGCGTCATCATGGACAGGACAGCTCACCCGCTGCCACACAGGCCGGTCGGAGACCGTCACGCCGTAGTGGCTGAGTACTCCTCGGATCATGTTGCCCAGTCTCCCAACCGTTGAATAATCATGGCGTCGTCCCAGGGCTGGCCCTTTACCTTCACGACCAGGATACCTCCGGGGGCCTCAGAGAGGCCTCTGTGGGCTCTGTAAGCCTCTCGCTGGGCCGCCAGGTCCCTCCACCAACCCCGGACCTTTGAGACCGGCAGAGGGCGCTCTGCGCCCTTCGCGGTACGAGCTGAGTAGGTCTTCAGTTGGATGATGGTTGACCGGAGATCAGGGTCGTACGTGATGAGGTCCCCCTCATCTTCGGTACCAGCCAGATACAGACGCTCTGTCGGGCGGCCTGAGTCACGAAGGTACTGTAGTAGCTCTGCCTCGGCGTTGAAGCCAAAGCGACGGTTTGCGCTAGCTGTGTTAGTCATCCTCCCTCTCAATCGGGAGAACGCCAAGCAATATTGACTTGAAGTACTCGGCATCCTCCCTAGAGAGGAATCGAGCCACGGCCCGAACCTTCGTGCCTTCCTGCACGTGCAGGTACTTGCTCTTCCGGCGCGGTGCGCCACCCACGGAAATCACGTATTTGGCCATCAGGGCATGTCCTCAAAGGTACATTGAGCCGGATAAGCTTTCAAGATGAAGTGGTCTTTGCCGGAGGGGTCCTGCTTTCCGTGCCGGTTCTTAACGGCGCAGATAGCCAGATCCCCAGTCCACGGCATAGGGGCCACATTCAGGATCAGCGAGGGGAACTGCGAGACTTTCTGCAAAACCGCCGAACGAGGAGGCACCGGATTTCCCGGCACCCCCTCGGAGGCGTGATGCACCAGGAGCACACAAGCGGAGTAGTCCCGAGCAATACCCGCCAGGTAGTCTGTGATTCGAATGGCGGTAGTGTGCTCGCTGTCCTCAACGTAGTTCATCTTCATGAGAACGTCCACGACCACCAAGACCGGGGGGGTCCCGAAGACTTCGTTGAAAGCCTGAAGCTCTTCTTCAACCTCTGGTAGGGTGGGATTCGGGCTGAAGTTCCATTTGATGTGGTCAAGGTCAGTCAGTTGGGAACTCGCCCACTTGGGCTCCCGGTGCATACGCTCTTCGATTCGCTCTGTGTTGACCCGCATTCTGCGGGCAATCATGCGGGAAGCCACCGTGGTTTCATCACTGTCATTGGAGAAGTACAGTGTCGGCAACTTCCACGCATCTGCCAGAGCGAGGGCCAGCTGAGTCTTGTAGGACCCAGGCTGGCCCGCGATCAAATGCAGTCCACCTCGCCGAAAACGAACACCGTTCACCGTGAAGCTCTTGAACAGGTCAGGAAGGGCCTCTCCTCGGTTTCCTTCCTGGCGTAACGTCTTGGCGAGAGAGAGCACTATCCCCAGACCCACCTAGGCTCGCCAGCCTTCAGCCACACAGCGGGGCACTGGCCCTGCCCCTTGGGCTGAGCGCAGAACAGGGCCTGCCACTCGCCACGGGCACTGGTGCCCTTGGAGTGCTTGCGCGGACCGTGGACGCAGTTCTGTCCGGCGGGAGCCGGAGCGGCCTGCTGAGGCTGCTGCTGGGCCACAGGGGCGGCTTGTGGCAGCTGGGTGGGCTGGGCCGCCGCACTCCTCGGGAAGGCGGAGTTAAGGTCGGCAAGAGCTCCCTCAAGGGACGCGCGGATCTCTCCGGGATTCAGCGTCAGGAACTCATTGGCGGAGAACGTCACTTCTGCATACGAATATTGAGCGTTGCCAGGAAGTCGAAAAGTAAGGTCTGGCATCAAACTTCCAATCCGTGGAGGGTCCGGTACTTTTTACGCGCACGATCTCGGCCACAGGCCCTACAGACCTTCACGCCAAGTTTATCGAAATACGTGTTCTGTTCGTCATACATATGCATCTTGGGGCAATGGGTCTTCGGGGGCCTGCGCCGGTCATTTTCTCGCTTTGTCACAGGATCTAGGTGGTCTGGGTTGACGCACTTCCGGTTCCTGCATAGATGATCAATATGCAGCCCCTCCGGAATCTCGGCCACCATAAACTCATACGAGACCCGATGCGCGTAAGCGCCTCGACCCTTGGAACGAAAAGCCCCGTACCCGTTAGCCGTGATCTGGGCAGTCCAGATCCAACAGTCACCCTCGGCCGAAACTTTTGCCCAGAACCTGTCCCACTCAGGGATCACTGCTCACGGCCAGGCAGACGAAAGGTAATCTCAGGCATTCAACACCTTCTCGATAGTGTAAAGATGGGCATCCTTGCCGCCCACTGCGGCGCAACCAGCAGATACGCTACAGTAGCCGCATAGGACGGACTTGTGAGGAAGGAAGATCTTGTTCTTGATCGCGCTCTTGAACTGTACACCCATCTGGGCCAGGCTGTCAACCGTGTAGGGCGACATATCGAAGAGATCACTCATCTTGTTCAAGCGGGGGTTGTAGAACGCCCCGTACTTGGGGCGCTCACCGTACTGCACCTCCATGCCCACGGCGTACATGCCAAGCTGAAGGTCATTATCCGGCATCCGAGAGCCGGTCTTTATATCCACTACGATCAGGTCCGTCGAGTTCGGCACGTAGAACACTCGGTCGATGGACCCTCGGCACATCCAACCACCGATCTCGAACTCCAGCGAGAGCTCAACACCAGAGGTCGTCTCGACCTCGCCGGTATCCTGGTCGAAGCCGACTACAGCTTCATCCCAGATCTTGAACTGGGTCAGCTTGCGCCACTCGATGTAGTTCCGCACGAACTGCGGACCAAGGTCCATCCAGGCCAGGTAGTCTTCACCATCAGGCTTGGCCTTGGACTTGCGCCCCGCCGTGCGCCACTTGGATACATCGGGGAAGCGGGTCTTCTGCTCCTCAACGCCAGCGTTGAAGGTGTCCTGCCATAATTGGTCTATACCATTTTCTGGAAAATTTTCCAGGTCGTACTGCTCGGTCACCGCGTGAACCGCGCTGCCTCCCACCAGCCACCAGGAGGGCAGCTCCGGAACGTGGGCCATCTTCTGGAGATAGTACTGCTGGCCGCACTGCATCCAGCTCGACATGGAGGAGTACGAAAAATGAGGTGGCACGAAGTCCTTAGGCACCTTTCGTCTCCTCTCGGTAGACCTTGGCCATCTGACCGACCTCGCCAATGGCGATCGCCTCTTCAGGGGTCAGGGAGATGGTGCCTGAGGTCACTCCGTCGATCCAAAACACGTACACGTTCTGCTTGTTCTTGTCGTGGTTGATACTCAACCGCTCCAACTTCTTAGCCTTAGGCATTGAGCTTCCTCTTCAGAGCCCGAAGGGCGTTGCTCCGCAGGGAGGATACCTCGGAGATGGTGAGTCCCAGAGCCGAAGCGCTCTCAGCCACGCTGAGCTCTTCGTAGAACTGGTGGGTCAGAACCACCCGCTGACGATCTGGCAGGCTGTCTACGGCCTCCCTGAGGGCCGTCTCACGCTTGCTGGGGACGGTGGCCAGGTAGACATCTTCAGCTGACGGCATGGTCGGCAAGATCCTCTCGTCCAAGAGCAAGGTATCTCCTTCGGTAGTCGGCTGGTACAACCCGACCGTTGAGGTAGCCTCTTCCCCGGCCGCCTTGAGCTGCTGAGGTCGTTTCTTCCCGTTGTGGTAGCCCTTCAAACGCATGACCACAGACCGGGCCTGCATGTGCAGGCAACTGAGGTAGTACGCCTCTGGATCTTTGATGGCCGGGGGCTTCCAGTACTGGATGACGTTGGTGATCGTGCTCTGGAGGATGTCCTCCTGGTCGCACTCAGGTATGTACCACTTGAACGACTCGGCGTGTACGACCCGCTTCGCACGGGCCATGTGCTTCCGGATGAGTTCTTCCATGCCACAACCATACCTACGGACCGTGGGTCTGTCAAGGTGGGTAAGGTAAAGAATTCTTTACCTAGGGACGTGCATGATTCGACAGATCCGTGGAATCTATCTCTATGCAGGGTGACCTGTGGGGCAGGAACTCCATCTGGACAAGCGGTCCGGGAGAAGTTCCCTCCTACCTTCCCATGAAACCTCATGGGGGGTAGGGGGGCATTTCTCTTCTGGACCACCTACTACTGCGCCGCAAGGCGCAGAGAACAATCTTCCTTGAAGTACTTGACAGGGCACCCCCAGTGCCATATGGTGGAGGTATGGACTTGATTACGTTCGTTCGGGTCACCCGGCTCCCGAGCCGGGTGTACACTGTGGCCGTGCCGAAGGCACGGATCACCCAGATCCTTGAAGAGTACCGCCTACTGGGTTGGGATGTGTCCCTGTGACAAAGTACCACGTGGAGTTTGATGTTGAGATGGACAGCCTTTGGCACAGGAGTGCCGTCTCCCAGTGGGGAAGGGCTAGTAATGGGGAAGCTCTTAACCTTCCTGCCGATGCGGTGATCACGGAGGTTGCCCCCGCTGCTGTGACTGGTTGGTACCGCCGGGATGCCGATGACCAGAAGGATGTGTTCCACTGGACTGCCGAGGAAATCGAGGAGTACCCGGCTGATCAGTTCTACCAGAACTACACCCGCATGAAGGATCCGGAGCCTTGGGCGGAGGAGACTACCGACGAGAAGTACAAGGACGGGTACTACCGGATGGAGTATGGCGACCTGTACCGCCGACAGGCCGGTGTGTGGGAGATCTTCTTACCCAGCTGGAACTTATGGGACTCATCATCGTGCAATGATGACACCATCGAAGAGGACCACCCGATCCAGTACCTCGGGATCGAGGCGCCGTGAACTATCACCCCAGCCATTTCTCCCTGACGTTCTGGGCCGCATGGTTCATCATCTGGTTCACCACCTTCCTCACCTACGAGCTGTGGCAGTTGGCCGCAGGCCGTCCCCAGAACACCCTGTCAGCCGCCGTGTGGCACATGCTCAGTGTGGTCAAGGGCCAGCCGATCACCCAGTGGTCCTTCTTCCACCTGTTCTTCATCGGCCTGTTCGTACTCACGATGGTGTGGTTGACCGGCCACTTTGCGTTTGCGATTTGGGCATGATAGCCTTGGCTAGCAAGCCGACTGTACGAGTCCGCAAGCTCATGGACTCCTGGTGTGTGCAGCAGTTGGTAGTGGTCGGAGATCACGAAGTGTGGGGCTTGGTGGCTGCGTACACCACTTGGGCCGTCGCCTTTGCGGTGGCTCTGGTGGAGGCCAGTCCAGATACCTGGCCTTTCGGCATCGAAGAGAGGACTTACTGATGGCGTTCCGAATCGGCGACAGCGTCTGCATTGTGAAGTACGGGAACTCGTCTATCCCAGGTTATCCGCGAGGTGTTGCTGGGGATATCATTGACGTACCTGAGCCCGGTATCCACCCGCTATACGAGGTTCGTATCGCCCCCGAGGAGTCAGGCCTGCCTGAGGACGACTTCTGGACGTGCACTGAAGATGAACTGGAGCTGCTATGACCAAGGAATACGAAGTAACCTTCACAGTGGAATTGGACCGACCTTTCGAGCCGGACAGGGGTATCTTTAGCGAAGACAACAATCTCGTAGCCAGCTCCTCTGAGTACGGTGCTCTGTTCATCCCGGACACTGCTACCATCACCGAACTGGCCCCCAAGTTCGAGCCGGGGTACTTCATCGACATGTCCCTGTCAGATGAGCTTCGGGTAGGCTGCGGACCCCGTATGGTGAAGTGGCAAGACAATAGTAGGCACCTCGAAGGCTGGGTCCGGGTGGACGTGCACGACCGTACGTTCTAGCGGATCTCCTGCCGACCCTCCGACGTAGGCTGAACAGGGAGGTAGAGGGCACGGCGCAAGCCTAGAGCGCACGGTGCCCGCAACGCGGTGTAGGGGAGTTCGGTCGTCCCCGCTGCGCTCATAACGCAGAGATCATCGGTTCGAATCCGATCACCGCTACGAAAGGAGATGTCATGGCCAAAGCAACCGTGATCCTGTTCAAGCCATCAGGTAAATACTACACCGAAGAGGAGTGGGAGATCCCGGATTTCGTTCCTTACGTACGAGATGGGCAGGTCGAGTACCATCGTACAATAGGTCCGTACGACATGGAGCACAGCCCGGACTTCCACCGTATCGGTGGAGGTGCTGTGCTTGTGGAAACCCAGGAGCCTTGGGGCTACCCTCACCTCTTCCCTTCGGAGCGGTAAATGTTCGGACCTGACTTCGAGTACCCCCTGGATTCCTACCTCAAGATCCTTCTTGAGAATGCCGATGTTCTCGGCCTCGACACGGAGTTCACCAGCCTCAACTACTGGGACGAAGACTGGCGTCTTCGCACCGTCCAGTTGGACACAGGCCATCACACCTACGTGTTTGATGTACAGGATCCTGCTCAGTCTGCCGTGGTTGGGCAGGTTTTAGAGCAAGCCAACCAGTTCATCAGCCATGACCAGGCCGACTGCATCTCCATCCACCAGCACTTCGGCATCGACATCACGGACAAGAATCTGGACACCAAAGTCCTGGCCCAGCTGCTGTGGCCCGGAGAGACCGTACCGCACGGTCTGAAGGAGCTGGTATCCCTCTATGTGGGTCCGGGGTTGGAAGAGGCTGAGAAGGCCCTCTACGCCCGTTTCAGGGAGCTTCTGGGGAAGCGGCCGGATGGCAAGCTGACCAAGAAGCAGATCGGTGAGGGTTTCCGCATCATCGACGTGTACGATCCGGTGTTCGTGGCCTACGCTGGCGCAGATGCACGGGACGTGCGCAAGCTGTTCATGGTCTTGGAGCCGATGATGTACGAGAAAGGTGTGCATACGGCATGGCCGAACGAGTGCAAGATCAGGGCGATAGCCACCCGCATGAGGATGCGAGGGATGAAGGTGTCATCTCCTCGGTTGGTGGAGCTTATGGAGGAGTGGGGCGGTCGCCTAGAGACTGCTCGAAGTACATGGCTGGACCGGTATGGCTGTGTTGCAGGCTCTCCCCTAAGGGCCAGTGTCTTAATCGAGAGTGGAGTGAAACTCACCAAGAGGACCAAGCCAAGCGAAAGGCATCCTGAAGGACAGTGGTCGCTGACAGGGAAGATTCTGGAGGAGTTGGCAGAGGACCACCCGGACAACGAGCCGCTGAAGCTGCTGATGACGGTGGCCGAGAACTACAACGTGGCCACCTTTCTGACGACCCTGACTGGGTTCGTAGACGGCTCGAACGTCGTACACCCATCTGTTTCTACTCTAGGTACGGTTACCGGCCGCTGGTCAGTGACGGAGCCCGCAGTACAGACTGTGAGTAGCAGCAACCCCGCTAGGTCCGTGTTCGTCCCCCGTCCCGGACACGTGCTCGTGTCCGCAGACCTTGGCCAGATTGAGCCTCGCGTGGCCGTAGGCCTCGCAGAGGAGAGGAACCTGATTCCTGATCTGCTGGGTGGGTATGATGTGTACTCCGCCGCATCGGCGGTTGCCTTCGGCCCTGACTATACTCCCGCGCAGCGGAAGAAGATGAAGCGGATCATCCTGGGCACGCTGTACGCAGCGGGCGTGACCACTCTGGTTCGACAAGCCAGGTACCAGGATGGCTGGCTTGATGCCAACCCGAAGACCGTATCGGAGGTGAGAGATCAATGGAAGAAGGCAGCTCCGGCGATCGAAGCCTACAGCAAGTACTTGCAGCATTTGCCGATTGTGCGGCTGGGATCTGGAAGGTACGTCCCTCAGGACCCGGAGCGGCTGTACAAAGCCATCAACAGTGTGTGTCAAGGGACGGCACGGGACGTGCTAATGGAACGACTGATCAAGATCTCGGAGAGGTACGACGAGATGTTGTTGATGACGTTCCACGACGAGATTCTATTAGACGTACCTGTGACGGAGCTCCAAGAGGTTGTTACTTTTGTACGTGGCGTGATGGAGAGTGGGTATGCTGGCATCCCAACTCCGACGGATATTGAGATCTTCCCTACCTGCTGGGGTGGGAAGGGCATGTCGCTGGCTGACTACATGAAGGAGTATCATGGCTAAGGACAAGGACAAGCCCGCTACGGATGAGCCGAAGATCCAGACTCCTCTGGAGTACCTGCGATCGAGGCTCGACCACGAGTATGTTCGCCACCAGCCGCAGCACAAGAAGCCGAAGGAGAAGTAGAGATGGCGAAGCACAAGGACGAGAACAAGGACAGCAAGACGAGCGGTTCTTCTGGCTACGAGGCCAGGCACTCCGGTGGTTGGGATGGCGAGGACTGGGCCAAGTACTCGAACGCCACTGCTGAGACCCAGCAGATTCCGAAGGTTGAGAAGGGGAAGAAGTGAGCAAGGACAAGGACAAGGACAAGGACCAGCCCTTCTCCAAGGAAGAGAAGGAAGTCATCCGGAACCTTCCGACCCACCAGCCAGAGAACACTCCGTATGACAAGGCCACGAAGGACCCGGCTCCCGTAGACCCGAAGCCCCGTAAGAGCTGACAACGCACAATAGACCCCCTCCCGAAAGGGAGGGGGTCTTCTTGCTTTTGTCTAGAGAAGCGTGGTCGGGCTGTTGCCACCCCACCAGTTGGTTCCGTCACAGTACATGTCGAACGTGCCGATCTTCGAGGCCGTGACGATCTGGCCGGTACCAGCAGCGGCACCGTTGACAGTGCCACCCGCTGACTTGAGAGTCACCTGACCAGCGTTGCTGACGGTCTGAATGAACACATAGTTGCGCCCCTTAAGAGCTGCCGAGGCAGCCGGAAGAGTGATGACGTACGCGTTGGTCGGGTCGTAGAAGATCACGTAGTCCTGTGCGGTGATCGTGTAGGCCGCCGTGAGTACAGCCGTGGTAGTGAGGTTGATATCGTCGGTACCAGACATTTAGTTCTCCTTCGAAGGGGTGTTTTGAATCGCCTCGGTGTCTTCTAGGATCGCTGCTTCCATGGCGGCTACGCGATCTAAGACATCCCCGAGGTGCTTGAGGATGGCAGCTCCTTGCTCAGTGTCGAGCCTGTTGGAGTAGGCCAATATCGGCTGAGTGACAGCCGAGTAGATGGTCAGCACGTACAATAGCACCAGCCCGTCGGGGTCTGAGCTCGGGAAGACCTTCTCCACGCCGACCCAGGAGAGGCAGATGAATACGGTCTGCCAGACACCCGCAGCACTGGCGAACCATTTGGCAAACCGATCCAGCATAGTGTCTCCTAGTAGGCACCGACACCGATCGGGAACTCACCCGAGTCGATGCGCTGCACAGTGACGTGCGAGGTGTGGGCAGAATCGATGGCGATGTCGTGGAAACCCTTGACCAGAATCAGGTCGTCATAGACCAGGGCGGACGGGCCGTCGAACACAACGACACGCACAGTGGCGTTCTTGCCGAAGCCGTCGATGGCCAGCCTGAAGTGGCTCTTGTTCATGGTAGTGTAGACGTAGCTGTCCGGGTGGACGCTGAGGGATTCAACCTGCTGCATGTCGTCGTCCTCCAAGGACGTAGTCGGGGGTGTGACGGGAGGCGGAGGCGCCACAGTCTTGGCGCCGATGGCGACAAGGTACTGATCGAGAGTGCCCTTGAAGGCGTTGAAGTCCACCCTCATGCCGCCGTACTCGTAGCTGTCGGAGAACTGCCACTGGAAGGGCGTGAGCCCACCGTACGGGTCCCAGTTGCCAGAGTTGTCTGTGTACCCGGCAGGGTAGCCGGACGATACGAGCTTAAGACCTAGCCCAGACAGGCTAGGAGAGCCCTGGGAGGCCCAGTACCACTTGGGGTAGTACATTACCTCACAGGTGCCTCCCAAGGCCCTGTAGCGGGCTGTGAAGGCTTTCACGTCTGCGACGGTCGGGTAGCTCGTTCCGGTGGGCTCAACGTCCAGCGTCAGTGGGACACCCTTGCCCACAACCGAGAAGGCGAAGTCCGCCTGAGCGGACCCGTTCCCGGAGTGGAGGAAGTGGTAGGCTCCGAACTCGGCACCCACCTTGGCAGCCTGGACCTTGAAGCCCGGGTACGTGTCGTCTCTGTAGGTGGTGCCTTCCGTGGCCTTGGCCCAGACGAAGACGGTACCTGGCTGGATAACCAGCCCTCGCTGATAGTTGGACACATCGGGAAAGATGATAGGACTCATCCGTTCACATTCTTTCCTTCGCCGATTTCCGGCCCGCTCTTTCGGAAGCCACGGCGGTAAGCTCCGAGTCGGGATATGTTGGTGTGGCCGAGGAGTGCTTCCTCGTGGTCCAAGGAGAAGTAGAACCCGTGGCCCTTGGCTTCCGCCAAGGATCCATCCACCGTGCTGTTCACCACGAAGAACGGGAGGATAGGTCGGACCTGGCTCTTGGCAGGATCATGGGGGTCCATGAACCGAGACTCAGAACGGAACCTGCTCATTTCACCTCCGGCAGATTGATGGCCGGACTGGCCGCTAGCATCCGCTGAAGAACGCTGTTGGCTTTCAAGGTCTCGTCCAGCTTGGCGGTAAGAGCCGAGACTTCTTTCTCCAGAGAATCTACTTTGAGTTCGAGAGCACTGACGTGCTTCTCGTACATCTCGATAATGGCGTTGGCACTGTCCACCACGTTCTGAATGGATTTGCCTTTGAACAGCTTCGGGACTTGTTTGGCGGCGACGACACCCAAGAGGGTGACGATGGCCCCGAAACCAAACAAGGCCCACTCGGCTAGAGCAGATGAATTCACTAGTTCCCCTAGTTTATGGGACCGTTAGCAGCGACACGGTCAGGTATCCCCCAATACCTTCCTCTTGAGGCTGGGGGGGTGCAAGCATTTCGAACTCTGCATCGTTGATGATGACCAGAAGGTTCTCCCCGGTATTCAGATCCTGGAACAACACGATGTCTCCTGCGGTGGCAAACGCCTCGAACTGCTGAAGGATCGGCCAAGCAGCCCCCCGCTGGCCTTGCGTCTGTCCGAACTTGTCCTTCTCGAAGTCGAACATCAAGAATGGCACGGTGATAAGCCGTTGCCGGGTGGTTCCCGGATACCCCTTTACCTGCCAGGTGTTGAGAGTAGGTCCGGCAGTGGTAGTTCCCTGGTTGAGGGTGAACGTGAGGGAAATCCATTCCTGAGCAGAGGTGGGGTTTCGTAGCCCTATATTGCTCAGGGAGAATGTATTCTGGTCAATGGTGGTCACCGTATTCGTGGCCCCCGTAGGGTCGGACACAGCAATTCCAATTGACCCAGAGAAAGCGTTAGGGCACCTCAGAGAAAGGAACTTGAACAACTTCGGCTCTGTGGTATTGTATCTGATACGGGAAGTGACGAATGCACCTGAGGTCTCCAGCAGAGTGGGGCTCTGCACATACACGCCCTGGCCTAGGATGGATACGGCCACAAGCTGTGAGTTCCCCAGCGTGGCTGCTGAGGTCACGTTGCCTGATACGTGGGCGGAGATGTCTTTGGCGTAGGCATAGCTGGAGTTCGGAGCGGAGCCGGTGGTCGTGGTACCGAGGTCGATACGGACCAGACCAGACTGCCCGTTGATGTTGGCATTGGTTCCGGTAAACATGAACCGGTCGAAGGCGGTGATGCCTGTACTGGAACCGGGCAGGTTGGGGTCCGAGCTCCATAGGAGCTGGCCGTAGATCAGTCCGTTGGTGGTGTACGTACCCACCCGGAAGCCCTTGTTCGTGGCGATGCCGACGAACGTCTGTAGGTAGCCGTAGATCTGGTTGATGATCTCGCCTCGCGGCATCTCAGCCGCGATGACACCAGCAGTAATGGCAGGTACCGCACCTGTGTTGTCCACTGAGGTGTACCAGATCTGGGATAAAGCCCCGGCAGATCCGGCGTAGTAGATGGCTGTAGGGCCATCATCGATGGAGTTCCACACCCACGAGGCATTGAGGTGATGGAAGTTGCTGTTCGCTCCGCCTCCGCTCGGGGCAAGAGTAGAACTTATCGGGAGACCAATGAACACGTAGTTGTCCTGTGTCGCCACGAGGCGACCCTTGACGTAGGCCAAGGTGATGTTGGCGGATCCGTTGGTGGTGTAGTACAGAGTACCCGCCACACCGTTGGTCAGCGGACCAGAGTACACACCACTCGTGGTGGCCACGTAGTAGTTGGTGCCATCGTCTGTGATGGACGAGATCGTGCCGGTCATACCAGTGACGGTGTACGTCAGGCTGGTGGCAGTGCCCGTGAGCCTCTTCAGGTTGGTGCCATCCGCGCACAGAAGGTAGTCGGTTCCGCCGACGTTGATCCCTCGGATGAAGAGGTTGGTGTTGGCTGAGGCCAGCGCCTGGTTGGTGGTGTTGAGCAGCTTCATCTGGTTGACGGTCCACGGGTTGATCCCGTAGCTGTCGTAGTACCTGATGGCCAGAGAGGTGTCCTGACCAGTGTCGCTGTATAGGATACCAGCTCCGCCATGGAAGGACATGCCACTTCGCAGCCACCAGCCAGTGAAGGACTGCTCGCCTACGAACTGGCCGTTGTCGAACTGAGCCTTCGTGATCTGCTGGAGGTCACGAGTGTAACGACGGCGGAAGTAGCTGTTCCGGTTGGACACACCAGACAGGAACGGAATGCCCGCCAGGGCGTAGTCATAGGCCACTGTGGACTTGACATATGCGGACGTGGCAGAGCTGGTCTCCCCACCAAGACGGGGAGGCCCATTGAACGTCCCGCCAGACAGCGGGTTTACGACCATTGGTCCGGGAATGTTTGCCATCAGGCGTCCTTATCCGATGCCGAGGTCTTCAGCCCAAAGCTTGCGGAGGCCTGTACCAGGCGGGGCGACAACGGTCAACACACCTGTTCCAGAAATACGTTGCGTGAACAGCGCCAAGGTGTGGGTGCCGCTGACACCTGCCACGAAAGTGTCTTCCATGGTGATGATCGAACGGCCAGAAGATCCGGTCGTGTTACAAGTCCAACCGCTGTCGATAACAGCGGTGCTTGCGGTGGTGGGGGTGGATGCGCTCGCTGAGTCTCTGACCCGAACTGCAAAGGTGTCCGCAGCGACGCTACCGTTGCCGAACATGTTGGCCGCGACAACCCGGTACCTGCGCCCTGCTGTTGCAGAGAACTGATAGTTACCTAGCACCGCGTCAATCGTGTCAGTAGTGCCGGAGGACGCAGTGCTGGCGGTACCTGTGGAGATAGGGGCCGCAGCAATGTTCTGCGCACCTCCCACAGGAGCCCACGAGCCGGGGGTGCCCGCACTGATGCACACCCAGATGTTGCCCTGCTGGTCGACGATGAAGTTGCCCAAGGCGAAGGTGCCGCTGACGGGAGGGCCACCCGTAGTGCCACCCACGAATGCGGCGGAGGCCGTGGCTCCGGTGAGCCCCGCCGTGATGAACTCAAGGCCTTGGAAGTATCCACCCAGGGCGATGTTGCCTGTGCCAGAACCACTGCCAGTGAAAACACCAGCTGCGATAGTCTTGTTGGAGAGCGTCTGCGTGGCAGACGTGTTGACCAGAGAGACCCACGTACCCGGCGTACCTGCCGCCGTGCAGATCCAGATCAGTCCGGCCCTGTCCACCACCCAGTCTCCCGTGGAGAAGGTGCCTGAGGTGGGGGCGGCATTGAATGTACCACCTACGTACCGGGTGTTCGACCCGGCTCCAGTCAAGCCTGTGGGGAAGAAGTCCACGGCTGTGACCAGAGCCGAAGAAGTCAGTGCCGCACTGTTGATGGTACCCGCAGTGGTAGTACCAGTGATGGTCGGAGTAGTGATGTTCGGCGTCGTCAGGGTAGGGCTTGTGAGCGACTTGTTCGTGAGGGTCTGGGTGTCGGTCGTACCGACCACCAGGGAGCCGCTAGAGAGGCCGTGTACAGCGTCGAAGGCGCCGATGTGGGCGGAGGCGTCAGTCAAGTCCTGCGCGTACATGACGTGCACCACAGAGGCGCCGTTGTTGTGAGACTGCGCAGAGGTTCCACCAATGCCACGAGTTACCGTGTAGGTGAGACCGGACACGTTGGTGACCAGCATCAGCTCTTCTGATGCGGAGTTCTGGTCCACAGACACAACGAACGGCGTGCCAGAAGCACCGGTCGTGGTGCCGACGTTGAACGTGGTGGCACCAGAGGAGATGCCAGACGCCAGAGAGGTCTGAACAAAGGTGCTGCTGTAGAACCTGGCTTGCCCAGGACCGGCCATGTTAGCTCCTTAGCTAAGCTGAGTTCCGTACGTCGGGTAGCGGTCACGGAGTTTCTTGCCTTCAAGCTCCAGCCGATTCTGATAGATGGCCATGAAGTACTTGCTGGTGTTCGAAGCGCTGGTAGGCTGCGTCACCGCAGCACGCTCAGTGGCTTCCACGCTGTCCATCTGGAGACGGGCCGCATCGTAGGCCACCATGAGCTTGGCAGCGGCACCGTACACGATGGCGTCCTTGGCAGTCTCCGGCAGGCCGGACACGGCGGCGAAACCGTCCGTGTCGTTCACCAAATTGGAAGGCTGGCCAATGTAAGTCACCCTCATAGTACGACCAGGAGTGACTTCCTCCAGCAGGTTGACGGACTTGCCAGTGGGGAACACGGCAGGATCCGCATTGGGATCGAAGCGCCAACGGCGCATGCTCGGGGCGATCTGAGACGGGCCGATAACTGCGTAGTTGACATTGAGGATTTCATCAGCAGTTGCCGGGAGCGGATAGCCGTACTGCACCGCGTTCTTGGTGAGGTTGGTGCTGAGCACCGCGAACAAGGTGGGGTACACCTCATTGATGATATCGTTGATGGACTCTTGGACTCGCACCTTCGGGAACTTGGCGTTGTTGATGACCGACGCGTTGGCCGCGTGAGTGGCGGCCACAGACCCGTAGAACCCTCGCCCGAAGGGAAATACCGTGATGGTGTTCGTCTGAAGGTTGAACGTCTGCACGTTCATCAGCTCAGAATCAACCTCGATCAGCCCACGGCTGATCGCAGTGGCATCGTTGACTGAAAAGGTTAAGTCTCCCGCACCGATACTGTTGGTCAGGTAGGTGAACTGCTCCTGGTTCCAGGTGATGCCATACAGTAGCTGCTTGACCCTGTTCTGAAGGTCAAGAAATGTCGATGCGATGAGAGTCATTACAGAAGGATTCCGTTCGCTGAAACGGAACCAGTGCCCACAATAGTGGCGATGAGAGTTGCCGAAGAAGATCCTGCGGAAACATAGATGCCTGACAGGCTATTGGCGTTGCTATCACCTAAGCCTCCAGTAGCTCCAACCGCGTCTACACCAAGAAGGTTTCCGGCCGTAGGTACTGCGGTGGCTCCTGCGGTTGAGATGTATGCACTCGCGGAAGTGGCAGTGGCCGAGCATTCCGCCGCCACGGAACCATACCAGGTTCTACCCGCAGGGATGGTGATGAGGGTCGTGGCAGTGGCCACGGTAAGAGAAGCACCTATAATACTAGTAGGCGCCGGAGTAACCGGCTGAGTGGCGACCTGACCATAGGCCATTAGATATCTCCCATCGGGGTAGCCTTCATGAAGTCTTCACCGTATGCGGCGCCAACCTCGTTGGACAGGATCATGGCGTCTTCCACCTTCTGCTTGGTGGTGCCATCGGGCATGACGCCTTGGTTCACAGCGTCACGAAAGGCGCTGAGTTCACGGTCGGTCTTGTTCAGGTCGTCCCGACCCCGGCTGATCTTATACCCGATGGCAGTGATGCCCTTGTCCTTCAGGCACTCGCCGAAAGTCAGGTGAGACCGGGTGAGACATGTCGAAGAGCAGTTCACACCCTTGCGCTTGCGAGCCATACTCATTCACCCGCCAAACCGTTTACTACAACACGAGGGCTTACGCCACCCGAAAGTGACACAAGGTCGGCGGACCAATAGGTGACGGGGGAGTCTGCGATGATCGTGTACACCCCCGGCATGGTGATCGCGGCGCCGATATTTACGGAAATCGCGTTGATACCTCCAACTAGTTGTACTTCAAAACTGGCGGGAGTATCTGTATTGGCGGGATCCAGTAGATCTACTTCAATGTAGAAGGTTTTGCAAGCTTGCAAAACCGCTGTGCCTCCAAAACTGATTGCACAGATCGCACCATTGCCCGAAGTGGGGGCCGAGGTTGCGCTCAACTGGTTAACTACTGTACTTCCGGTCGCCATCAGATGCGCTCCTTACCGTTCTGTCCGTCGATGGTCTGGCAATCTTCCGCGTACACGACCGGTACAGCCAGTACCGAACTCTCGGCAATCTTGTACTCGTCCCAGTTGACGAGAGTCTTGTTACCACCCTCGTACCCGTCGTAGTTGCAGTACGGGTCGTACTGGTTGAGCTCGGGGGTGTATCCCTTCGGGATACGGCGGTTCGGGTTGGACGGGTCCGAGTCAGACTTCCAGGTGTCCGGGTGAGTCTTGTCCACGTAGTAGTTGTCGAGCACCTGGCGAAGCTTGGCGCTGCCTTCGTCCGGGTTGCCCCATTCCGGCTCCATGGGCACGAGGGGAACACCCTTGGCCTCATAGCTGCCGTAGTTGTCTCGTGCCATTGTCTGTCCTAACCGTGAGCCGGGTATGAGATCATATGTGAGCCTGTGGTGGGTTCCTCGTGGTTGTCACCTTCCACAGAGGTGTACTTGCTACCACCACCGTAGGTTTGGGGCCTACGCTCAGAGTGCCGAATAGCTCCGGCATCGAAGTTGTCGCCCGTGAGATCGGGCGCAGCCCTCTTAGTCGAACTTCTGGTGGTGGCCACTGGCCTCACCGGTCGGCTTGGCGTGGGACTGGAGCTTGTGCGAGCCCTGCTCGAAACCCTCAGAGGTGTTGGCCCCGTCCTTCGGCGGAGCCTCCGGGAGCACATGATGCTTGCCGGAACCGCCTCGGTCACCATCGGCACCGTGGACAGTGCCGACATATCCGCGACCCTCGCCACGGTCAACCTTCGCTTCTGCTGACATCTTATCATCCTATCTTGGTTTAGCCGTCGTTTACTGTGGTAGCATAAAGGTATGCGTAATTTCAAGGAGTACCGGCAGCACCTACAAGGTGCTTGTGCCCGATGCGGCAGTAACCGCTTCCTCGTAGTGCACCACATGGATGAGAATTTTACTAATGACGACCCTAGTAATCTGGAGACACTCTGCAAGCGTTGTCATCAGATAGAGCACAAGTGCTGGGAAAATCTTCCCAAGGAACCCCGCCCGGTTACCTACGAGGATCGTACATGTGAGTGGTGCGGGAAGCTATACCAGCGGAGGTTGGGCTACCCTAAAACTAGGTGCTGTTCTTCTAGCTGTGGCCAATCTTTGAGGCACGCTACTTCCCGCGCTTAGCATCTCTCTTGCCCTTCGCGGAAAGCTTGGCCATACCCTCCGCGCCGTACTTCTTACGACCAGCCGCAGCCGCAATGGCTGCGCCCTTCTTGCCTCCACCCGCAGCCTTGGCTACGGCCGCGAAGCGGCCACCCTGACCCAGAGGAGCCTTCTTATTCGGTTTGGCAGCCATTCGATCTCCTTAGATCGGAACGTACTTCCAGGGATTCACGTACTGCCCTGGCACTTGGATGGAGGGGCGGAAGTCTCCGCCGATACCGGCTGCCAGGATTGCATCCCGGTCAGCCTCTGGGATCAACTGGTTCTGGTAGTACACAACGTCCGCTGCGTTGAGCTGGTCCTGTGAGAAGAACTGCCCGATGGTCAGGATGCCTGCGGTCTTGAGGACCGTGTAGGCCCAGTGGTACGGATACCTGAGCAGGAGCATCTGGTCCGGACCCTCATACGGATATCCCTCACGGACGAAGGGGCCGTTGTAGTACCAGTTAGAGGCGTCCTGAAGGCCTGTGAGACCCGTCAGGACAGCGGTTGGCACTTGGGAGGTCTGGAACCGGAAGGGATACTCAGAGGCGCTGTACGGGCTTCCGAAGAGGTACAGCGACAGTGGTGTGGTAGCGTACGTAGGCGCAGCCAGGGTCACCGAGGTGACCACTGTGGCCGCAGGATCTGTGCTCGTGGGAACACCCATCCTCAGCCCGGCGATCGCAGACCAGAACACGTCACTGCCTCCGTTGGTGTCCACCGAAGGGAGTGCGAACACCATACTGTTGGTGTTCGGTTGCTGGACCTGGGGTGCTGCTGTATCCAGGCCAGCGAAGCCCGTGCTGCTGGTCAAGTAGGTCGCCAGGATGCCCACAAAGTCTGTCGTGGGCCACTGAGGCACACCCTTCTGCCCGGAGTTATCCGTGTATGGCAGGAAGGTGAAGGTGAAGACATTGGTGGTGGCGTCAGTGGCGTTGGCTGTCTTCATGAAGCAGTACAGCCGAAGGCCACCTTCTCCGTCCACATCATGCTGCTGCGCATCCTGCGCACCGAAGAGAGGCACCCACTGATCCTGAATGTTGGTGGTGCTGATCAGCGGCTGGTGGATGGACAGCGGGGTGTCGGTGGCCAGCCATGCCACCATCAGGTCCCCTACCACGGGGTTACTTGCTAGCGTGAAAGTTGCATTGGTGGAAGTACCACTGGTGGTAGTAAAGGCTTTGATGGTGGGCAAGGCGGGCTCCCATAGTTAGACAGTCTGGCGCAGCGTGGCGGCAGTCTGGATCATCTGGCTGGCAGCGGTACGGTAGATGGACCAACCCGCAACGCCGTACCAGCCGACCGGCCGGAAGCGCATGAGCTTGTCCACGACCGGACCGAAGACCACGTGGAACTCCTCGGAGAGGGCTTCCGCGAGGGCCTGCTGGCCGAGCACGTAGGTGTTGAACACCCGGATCTGCGAAGCACCCGCACCGGAACCGGCCTGAGCCGAGAAGGCACGCGGGGTCTCCACGAAGAAGGCACCCTCGTACTCGCCGATCTCTCCAGCCCAGATCGAGCCAGGAGCAGAGTAGTCGTGCGGCTGACGCCATCCAGTGTCACCGGTCTCCGACCGAAGGTCGTAAGAGACCAGCGGGTGGACGGCGGTGTAGTACAGGGAATTCTTCTTCGGCACAGCCTGGTTGTTGCGAAGCTGGGCCACGGCCGCACGCACATCACGGGACTTCAGCACGTCAGTGCCGACGATGTTCGTGATGGTACCGCCAGAGGGAACCAGCGCACCCGCAGCCTCCATGATGATGTTCGTAATGCCAGCACGCAGGACGTTCTGGACCACGAGGTCGATGGAGTTCGCCATGTTGTAGGCGACCTGGTTGGTGATGGCCGGAGCCACGTCAGTGAAGCTGAAGAGGTTCAGCAGACGGGTCTGGAGGACCGTGTTGCCGTACTCGTTCAGGGTGATGGAAACCGTGGTGGGGTTGCCGATCGCAACAGCGTCGGGGTCCACAGTCTCAGTGAGGGTCGAAGTGACCTGGGCAAGATCCTGGTAGACTTCCAGGACCACAGACGAGCCAGGCATGGCCTGCTCAGCGGGCTTCTTGTCAGCAACCTGGCGGAAGAGCGGCTGCGAACGCAGCGCAAACTCAACCATCCGGTCATAGGCGGTCTGCACCACATTGCTGACAGCAGCAGTTCCAGTATAGGCGTTAGCTATGATCCTAGCCTTCGAGGTACGAAATAGCTCTCTTCAGGCGTGATGTCTCGTCCTTGAAAAGCCCGAGACAAACATTACAGTTCCGGCACAGCAGGCCACGGATTTCACCATTCGCATGGTCATGGTCAACTGCTAGACGCCGGTCTCCGTCGTCCTGTTCACAGATAGCACAGACTCCGTTTTGTGATTCGAGGAGCTGGAAGTACTCATCAGGAGTCATCCTAAAGTTCTTCCAGATACCAGACTCCCAAGAGCTGTAGTCCCGGTTCCATTTGTCACCGGCAGATCTCTTTGACTTCTGGCACTCTTTGCACCAACTCTGCAAACCATCAACAGCCTGGTTGTTACGGTAGAAGCTTTCCACAGACTTCAGTTGTCCGCAACGAGTGCACTTCTTCTCTAGGGCGGTTTCACCTTCTTCAGAAGAGTTGTACGTAGGAGTTGACTCGGAGGCGTTAGCCACTTGGAAACAACTCCTTCAGTGTTAGAGAGTGAGTGAGCGTCAGTATGCGCCCGGGTTCTGTACAGCGTTGGGGTTGTTCCGCAGGAAAGACTGGAGCTTGCGGAACTCCACCTCAACATCGCCCGAGTCGCCGAACTGGTAGTTCTTGATGGCGTCTACTTCGGACTGCTGTGAGGCGTTAAACCCGGGCTGCTGGAACTGCGCGTATGCGTCGAGCAGTTCCGGGGAGACCTGCGGCGGAGCGGGAGTCTGTCGTGCGGGAGCCTGGCCAAAGGCATCCGCGTACTCAGTCAGCCACTCATCCACCTTCTCCGGAGTGCTCTCCCTACTGGCCGGGTAAAGACTGGCCAGCTTCGGGTTCACACCCTTTGCAGAGAGAGTTTCACTCAGAGTCCGCTCTCGCTCCCGAGACTCAAGTGCAGACAGCTTCTCGCGTAGCTCCTTCTCGGCCTTCGACTTTCGCTCGTAGGCCTTCCGGAGATTGGCGATGCCCTCAGCGCCTTCAACCTCGGCGGGGATCTCTTCGTTCATCTCGTCCCATGCGTTGCTCATTCTTACTCCCATTGGATACAACCCGCCGACCGGGGAAGTCAGCAGATGAAAACCGGATTTAGGTACTGCTCGGAGACCGGATGCTTCCGAGAGAGATTGTGCGTGACGCCATGATATCGTCACGGACCCTTATTGCGTCAGAACTGTCCGACCGGCTTGGCAGTCGCCAGCGCGCCCTGACCAGCAGCACCTGCGTTACCGCTGAACGCGGCTCGCTCCTTGGACTCCAACTGCTGAGTCTGGAGAGCAGCTTGGCCCTGGCCGAGCAGCAGGTTGTTCTCTGCCGTCTGCTGGGTGTAGTTCTGGTTGTAGACACGGCCCAGCTCTTCCAGTGTCGGCAAGGTCTGGCCGATCTGCTGATAGGCGGAGTTGGCCTGGTCCACTGTGATGCCCATGTTGGCGAACGTCTTGGCCCGGGTGGGATCCATGACCAGGTTGTTCCGCAGAGCGGAAGCGCCGATCTGCGCAGCATTGAACTGCTGCTGTAGGATAGGCAGGGCCTTGGTGTCGTCCAAGAAGTAGGCCACGAGGGACTGCTTCGGCACACCCATCTGACCAAGGGCCTGAACCAGATCCGGGGGAGCCGTCTCTGTGGCGGTCTGAGCCATCTGCACTCGTGACTGCACCTCAGTGGGGGACACGTCGTTGCCGATCCAGTTCACCCAGTCAGAGGTGCTGTTGTAGAAGTTGGCGGGCAATCCTGCTGCCTTCACCACCTGGTAGTAGCTGGCCTCAGTGGCCAGGTAGTCAGCGGGCGAGAGGATGGCCAGACCGTTCTTCTGACGAATGGCGTTGCCTGCGAACCGCTGCTTGTACTCAGGGGTGTCCTGCAAGAGCAGAGTGATGGTGTCCTGGCTGTAGCCCTGCTTGATGAAGTTGAAGATGTTGTTCACCAGAGAGCCAAGGCCGTACTGGGTGAACAAGGTCTCCAACGCCACGAAGGCGTCACGGTTGGATCCAGACAGGGAGTTGATCATACCCTGTAGCGGAGACGGGGGCGGAGTATACACACCAGGTCCGCCTGTGTTCACACCCGGACCGCCACGAGGCGGGTTACCGCCTTGAAGAGGCGGAGGGTTCTTCTGAGGAGTGGGCTTCCCAGTCGGTGGGTTGCCACCGCCTGCGGGAGTTCCCCCCGGAGGATTGATCGTGCCAGAGGCACTAGTTGAATCTGCCATGACCTACCCTCTCTAAAAGGAAAACCCGAAATCCTGTAGAATCTGCCTGCCAACACCCATCGTGGTGTCCTGTGCATTCTGCGTCTTCATCCACCGGGGATCGTTACGCAAAGTCTGGTCGAACTGCCAGATCGGCATCGTGGTGTTCTGCCCTGTCGGGTCCTTGTATTGCAAGGCCTTCACCATGTTCGGGTCGAAGAGGTTGGTCTGGCCCGGCCCCACTTCAAGGATCTTCTGGTAGTCAGCCGCGTAAGGCGCGGCCAGATCGGACATGTTCTGTCCAGCAGAGATCTGCTTGGCGTAGTTCGGGAACAGCTTCTCTGCCTGCTGGCGGACATACCCGGAGGCATCCTCCAACGTGGTGGAGGAGTCGGCGATATGCCGAGCCATTGTCAACAGCCAGTTGTTCGAGATGTTCACACCATTGTTGTTGGCCAACGACCGGAGGGTCATCTCCTCATCACCAGCCTGGCCACCCATGGCACCATTCTTGTCGAACTGAATGTATTTCGCCATGGCCTTGTTGAGTTGATCCGTGTTCCAGCCGTTCATCAGGTACTCGCTGGCCAGAACCCCTATGGTGCCCTGTGAGAGGCTAGCACCCATCTTGGCTGCTGCTGCCTGCACGGCAGCCTGCTGGGCTGTCCACTGGGCTCTCTGGGTCGAAGGATCGGTATAGCCTTCAGCGATCCACGCCCGCTGGGCTGCACTGTGCTGCTGGTACCACTTGGTGTTGAGCAGGGACGCTTGGAACCTGCTGGCATCCCACTGTCCAGCCACAGCCTGGTTGAAGAGAGTCTTCAGTTCAGGGATGGCGTTCAGCATGGAGTAGGCGTAACCGTACTGCTGTGCCAGCTCCTGAGGGCTGATGGTGGCCGTAACGTTCTGGGTGGGGTCGTACGGGGTCAACTGCCCTTGCGTGGCCGCCAGAGACACACCCAGTAGTGCGTCGCCCCCAGAGGGGGCAGAGGCGCCCGACCAAGAGGATCCATACCCATAGTGTGAGGCGGCCCACGGAGAGGCCCACAGAGCCTGCTTGGCGGCGTTGCCATCACCAGCCTTGAGGGCTGCGTACACCTTCGTGTAGTTGGACATGTGGAGGTAGTCCACCGCGCCCTGGATACCGGCCTGCCAGGAGACGAAGTCGGCGGCGCCTCCTCCATACTGCTGACCTGTAGAGGTCAGCGAGCTGTTGCCGGGGACTGGACCTTGGTTCAGTGGATTGTACTTACCTCCACCACCTTCGGACTTCTCCCACTGGTACACGAACTCAATGTTCGTGGCGGATTCAGGCACACCAAGCGACTGCAAGAACTGCTTAGCCCACGTAAGAGCGGCACCATCGCCACCACCGTCAGAGAAGATAGACCATGCCATCAGCTAAATCCAAACGCAGAGAGGATCTGATGGGCTGCTGCCATCGTGGACGATTGAGCGTTCTGGGTCTTCGCCCAAGCGGGCTGTGCCCGCAAGAGCTTCTGGAAGTCTTCGACGTTCATGCCGTTCGGCTGGCCAGTACTGTCGAGGCCGTTGAGCGCCCTCTGGATAAGCGGGTCAGTCAGGTTGGCCTGACCAGGACCAACCTCCAAGGTGTTCTGCATGGCGTTGGTGTAAGGAGCTGCCAGAGACGACACGTTCTCGCCTGCGGCGATCTGCTTGGCCAAAGCCGGGAACTTGCTGGCCGCCATGTTGCGGACGTATCCCTGAAGGTCTTCCATGGAGGTCTTGTTCCCTGCCACACTCTGCAACAGGTTCTGCATCGTGGAGGGCGGGATAGAAACGCCGTTATTATAGGCCAACTCATTCAAGGCCATGGCGTTCTGGCCAGCCTGGCCACCGAAGGCGCCACTACCATTCAGCTTGATGTACTTGGACAGGGCCTGGTTCGTCTGATCGGCATTCCACCCGTAGGTGACCTGCTGAGTGGCGATCGTGGAAGCCAGAGAGTCTGAGATGCTGGCACCCATGCCGGAAGCGGTCGCCAGTATGTTGGCCTTCTCCGAAGCCACTTGCTGTGAGTAGGTGGCGGGGTCGATGACCTTCTGTGTCTGCGCGTTGCGCATGGACTCGGAGTTGGACTGGAACCACTTGCTGGCTGTGATAGCGGCCTGGAACCGGGTGGCATCCCAGGACTGGGCCACAGCCTGCTTGAACAGGGTGTTCAGTTCAGGTACCGAAGAGAGGAAGCTGTAGGCCCAGCCGTACTGCTCAGCCAACTGCTGGGGGTTGATGGTCGGCTGGCCATTGTTGGTGGCGCTGTACGGCTGATCCAGGTTGATCGCCATCAGACATGCACCCCCGACACGTTGGTGATAGACGGCTTCAGGTACGAGGACAGCCGGTTGTGCGGCATAACCTCATCGGTCTCGTAGAGACCCTTCGGCACAGGCTCAGGCTTCTTGGTGGGGGTACGGACCACAGAGCCCAGGTGAGCGGTGCCCACGATCTTGCCGATGTGGGAAATCCTACTGGCCACGACACCCGCACCAGGTGCGGAGTGGACCATCACACCATCTCCGGCGTAGACGCCGGTACGATCAGGGTTCTGGGGATCGCCCGTGGCGACGAACACCAGGTCACCAGGCTGAAGCTGACCCACGTCCACAGGCTCACCGTGCTGCATCTGGTTGTGAATCATGTGGCTCATCGGGATGCCGTTCTGCTGATAGGCATACTTGGCAAGACCCTGGCTATCGAATCCACCAGGCTGACTACCGCCCCACTTGTGAGGCTGTCCGATCTGTTCGATGGCGTCACTGAGAATGTGGTGGCCGTTCACCTGCTGCTGAGGAGTCCAGTTGACCTTCTCCCACTTCTGGTTGTGCAACTGGATCTGCGCCTGGCGCAGTTGCTCCGGGTCAGGGTTGGTGGGAGTGGGCTCCGGAACGTCGCCCTCTGTGGTGGGCTCGGCAGGAGTCTCAGCCATTGCTTCCCACGCCCTGCACAGCGCCCTTGAGAGAGCCCAGGAAGGCCTGGAAGAGCGGCCCTGCCGCTTGGTAAGCACCATAGTCTGGAGCAGCCTTAGCGGCGTCCTGAGCCAGTTGCTCACGACCGTATCGAGTGTAGTCTGCCTCACCCAACGAGACCACCGTGTCCGTGCTGTTGCCAGACGTGGAAGTGTTGGTGGTAGATCCGGTCGGACCCATGATCGGGTTGCCTGACGAGTCGTATCCAACAACAGTCTGGCCCTGCGTACCCAGATCCGAAGTACCAGTCCCCGGAGTCGTGGTGGTGTCCGTTCCCGTCTGAGTGGACTTGGTATCCTGAGTCATCTTCGGGAACAAGGCCTCGTTGCTGTTCAACTGCTTGGTGAACGAGGAGACTTCCGCATTGGTAGCCTGTCGGCCGAGAAGAGTCTGCGAGGCTTGGTTCAACACGAACCGGGCAGTGTCCGGGTCGGTGTAGTTGATGTCCGTTGTGGTGGACTGAGTGGTCACGTCCTTGTTCTTGGACGCGGCCTTGGCCGCAATGTCCGCAGCCTGCTGTGAGGTCATGCTGGTCATTGCCTGGTAGCCCGTGTTGGACTTGTACGTGCCTTGGTTCACACCAGGGATGGAGTTGGCCAGAACATCCCAGGGGGTGATGTCTTGTCCGTTGATGTCGTGGTTGTAGGCCTGCACGATGAGCTTCTGCCAGGCGGAGTACAACTGCGCCACGTTGGCATTGGGGCCGGTAAGACCGGCCAACTGAGCCTCAGTGGAGAACTGCCGCAGCAGGTTGGGGTCGGCAGACACCGTGGTGTAGAAGGTGTTGAGCCACTGCTCAACCGTCTGCTGCTGCTTGTAGGTGTTCACATCCGGATTGGACGTGTAGCCCTGAGGAGTCTTCCCGGAAGGGCCGGTACCACTGTAGCCGGGACCCTCCCCTGCGGAGGGCTTGCCTCGACCCTGGCTCGGAGTGGCAACATCCCCACTCAGGTACATCTGCGCCCCGGTAGGGATCTGCGAGATGTCGTTGACCGGGGCGAGCGTGGTACTGCCAGTGCTGGTGCCAGCCGCAGCCTGTGCCTGCGCGATAGCGTTGGCGTTACTCGTGTCGGCGGGATTTGCCATTACTGACCCACCACTCCGCTAAGAGACTGCTGGAACGTCTGGTTGCTCTTCAGGTTCGAGTTCACCGGGTCTCCTCCAAGCAGGTGCTGATAGATGAGGGCGAAGTTGGTGTTGCTCATCACCAACTGGGACACGAAGGCGTCCCATTGACCTGCCAGGTCTGCGTTCTTCGAACTGGCCAAAGTAGAGGGCGACCCGGTAGTGGTCGGCCGCTGGGCCAGTGCTGCGTTGATCTGCTGCCTGCCTTCGAGGTACTGACCCAGAAGCTTGAGGTCGGTACGACCCGGGTTGCTCACCAGATTCGGGTCTGACACCAGGTTCTCAAGAGATACGATTCTGGCGTTCCAGTCCGTCTTGGCGCCCGTGTACTGCTCGTACCAGGCCGAGTTGTACTCCGGGTTGGAGGGGTCATTCATGTTCGTCAGGAACTGGCTCTTGATGGTCCGCAGGTCGGTAGCGCCCTTGTTATTGAGCGAGGTGATTCCTCGCTCCGCCATCTTGGCGTTGATGACAGACATGAGCTGGTCGTACTGCTGCCATCCCAACTGCGCCTGGTTCTCTTTGATCATGTCCATCGGATCCAGGACACCACGGAACGGCTGGGAGTTTCCTCCACCAATCTGGGTGTTCATCTCCACGTTGTATGCGGCCATGTCGAACGGACCCTGCGTAGCCGCAGGCCCTACGATCGCGTAAGCGACACTGGGGTCCGCCTGGATCATCGCACGGATGTCCGGGTCTTGGATGGCGGCCAGCCCTGCTGCGGTGGCGGGCACGGAGGCATTGGACTTCGTGGTGGCCATCGTCAGGGCGAACAGGGCCTGCCCGTACTTGTTGTAGAAGCTCGTGGCCGCATTCGCGGGATCCACAGACTCCAACTTCTTGTACTGGTCCACAAGAGCCTGGATCGGCACCTTGGACAGGTCAGGCACAGAGGCCTGCTCAAGGCCACTGGTGACGTTCGCTCGCGGCTTCTGAACACCCGTCTGGGTACCTGCGTTGAACTTGGCTGAGAAGGGCAGTACAGCCGATCCCAGGGCCTGCAAGATGAGTAGCTGCTGGACCCTTGACTGGACCTCTCCGATGGTCGGAGCGGATGTCCTGAGCCCTTCGTTGTACCGCACGGTCTCTGCCTGGTAGACCTTAGCGAAGGTACTGGCGTACTGGGGGTTGTTGACCGAGAAGCCGGTCTCCAGCCTCTTGGCGAACGTTGGCAGGATGGCGCTGGAGATGTTGTCGCCAGGACCGTACGGCATGACCAACTTGAGCACGTTGTTGTTCATCAGCCCAGGGTTGAGCTTGGACAAGGCCTGCACACTGACTTGGGCCATGGGACCAGCACCAGGGACGTACCAGTGCTGGCCCTGAAGGATCGGGTTGATGGAGCCCTTGGAGATCTGCATCTGGCCCATGTCGGCCAGCGAACCCAGACCAGGAAGACTAGCGATCCCATGGGGGATCTGGAACCGGATGACCTGGTTGTCCAACGGAGTGTTCTGGTCAGCGGGCTCACCCGTGGTGGAGTCGTACACCATACCGGCCTTGGCCGGGCTGTTCCAGATCTGCTGCTGGCGCTGCACGATGTACGGATGGTCCGCGGCGATGTTGAACCAGTGGTTCAGGATCTCCTGCTGGGCATTCATGAAGGGGAAGATGAACCGCAACTGGTGAGCGGCGGTGGACTGCTTGGACATGTCATACATGATGGACCACAGGTCGTTCTTGGCCTGTGACACCGCACCCTGCTCGAACTGATGGACCAGCTCCGGCTTCATCTCCAGCGACTTGGCGTCTTCCAGGCCATTGAACGAGATGTACTTGTCCACTGCATCCTGAAGATGCGCCCGGTAGAACCCCGCCGCAGTGGGGTGCTGGACGAAGGTGTCGATCGGCATCGACCCCAACCACTTGTGCATGAAGTGCTGGTAGTGCTGCACAGCAGCGGTGATGCCAGGAACGTGGCCCTGGTTCAGGTTAAGCAACTGGCCGTTGACATCGGGTCGGTCACCAACTACAGGGACAAGCTCCTGAAGCCTTTTGGCGCTGATACCAGACGCGCCGGTCTTAGCTAGCTCCTGCCGGACAGGAGCAGGTACCGTGTAGTGCACATGAGACGCTACCCGATTCGCGTAGTCCTCCCAGTCCTGCTGAAAGTTGCCAGGGATGTTCTTCATGTAGGCCCGGCCAGGGGCTGTCTTGAGCCAACTCACGATGTCGTCGGCATTCCAATTCTTGCGGACCACCTGGGAAGCCAGGCTGTCACCCATGATCTGGTTGTTGATGGCGTGCCGCCACCCCTTCAGGTGGCTGGCCGCCTCAAGCTCGTTCTGACTGTCAGAGCGGATGTTGGTCCACGAGCCAGAGCCGGAGAGACCGGCTTCCATGTCTGCGTTCTTCTGGAAGTACTTGCCCACCATGTGACTGGACGACATCTGGGCAGACAGCCAGGAGGCGTTCTCGCTTCCATACAGGTCAGTGAGAGTGGCACCCTTGATCTTCAGATTGCCGTCACCGAACCGAGTCTTCTGGATCGAGGTGGCCTGCTGCTTGGCGAAGTCCAGCTTCTCCTGGGCAGCATCCAACTGGCCCTTGAGCTTGTCGATGGCAGCAGCATCGGGAGTGCCGGGAAGGCTGAACATGCCCTTGCTGACAGCAGAGTCATCAGCAGCCTTCTGGGTGACCGCGTGGAGGTAGTCCACTCGGGCGTTGTCCCTGACGGTAGTCAGGACACCTGCGGTATCGTTGAGGGACTTGATGGTGTCCGAGCTGAATAGCCGATTCTTCAGCATCCGGTTGGCGAAGTCGTATCCAGTGACTCCCAGGTTGTGGGAAACATTGCGGAACGCTTCCTTCTCCAAACCCAGTGTCCGAGTGAACCCCATGGTGGCGAAGGTACGCAGACCCATGTCCGTCAGCACACGGGGGGTGAAGCCCAGTCGAAGGATGACACCATTCTTCCAGATGCTGTTGAACAGATCAGCCGAGTTGGCCACTACAGCAGTAGCACTGCCATGAGCCTTCTTGAGAGTCTGGAACTTGCCCAGGTTGTCTCCGGCCCACTTGTCCAGTTTGTCCAAGTGAAGCAGGGGCGCACCCTGCCTCTTCATGGTCTCAAGGATCGGAGAGTGGTAGGCCACCCCGTCATCGTCGATGCCATGAGTCACCAGGTCGGCGGATACAGGGTTGCCTTCGGCGTCCGTGACTCCCTGCTGCGGAGCAGCGGAGAAGGACTGGTCCGTGGGCCGCTTAGCGGCACGCTGAGTGCCGAACGCAAGCTCTTGGGTACGACGGGTGTAGGTGCCGTTGAGAATGGCCTCAGCGTCCTCCGCAGAGGCTCCTCGGGCCATCAGGGTGGAGGTGGCAGCGGCGTGCTCCGCCTGCTGCACAATCTGCTGGCGCTTGCCAACGTCGCTACCGGCCTCGTAGAACTGGTTCATGAAGTTCTGTCGGACCTGCGGCTGCATGCCTCGGGCACGGCCTAGGAAGGCCTCCAGCGTGTCACCAGCCTTGTTGTTGGTGAAGTCGATCCACCCGTCCGGCCAGGAGTCCCCGAAGGCCCTCAAGACCTTCAGCGGGGTCTGGTACAGACCCTTGTAAAGAACCTGCGTGACAAACTGCCCAGGAATCGTAGTCCCGCCGGGCAGGTGCTGGGCGATCTTGCTGGCATCGCCGAACTTGTCCGCACCCTTGAAGGCCGCCCGCATGGCGGAGATCGGGACATCGAACCGTCCCGGCTGCCAGGTGATGTGACCCTTCATGTTCAGGACATCCTGGATCATGCGCTGCTGAGTACCCGGCATATTGATTTTGGCCTGCGCCTCATCAGCTGCGGCGTGCCTGGCCTGGGAGATGGTGTCCCAGTCGCCAGTGCTCTCGGCGATAGAGGTCTGAACCCACTTGTTAGTGGACTGCTGGGAGTTGGCCACACTCTCCAGAGTGGAGGCGGCCTGGTCCGACTCGGAACCCCAGCCTTTGTCCGAAGTGCCGAGTCCATCATCCGCCTTCTTCAAGGCAGAGTTGGCGATGTCCGTAAGGGCCTGCTTGGAGATGGCGTCCTGCCCGTTGGACGCGATGTACTTGTACGCGTTCTCCTGGATACCCCGACTGATGGTGTGGTTGAACACACCTGCCAGCATATCCGGGTTGTCGGATTTGGCGATGAAGGGAAGCTTCTTCGCCTGGTAGGGGGTCATGTTCTCAGTGGCATTCAGAACCTTCTGGACCGACTTGCCTTGCAAGGCCTTGGTGGCGTCCTCAGAAGTCTTGATACCAGTGGTGGAGTGCGCAGCCGCGCGAGCACCACTTATGGCATGACCGCCAAGAGCCCCGGGGTCAGAGTACCAGGAGAGACCCGCATCGTAAGAGCCGGACAAGATCTTAGCCTGTAGGGATCCGTGCTTGAAAGCACCCTCTACCTTGGCGGGGTCTTCGAAGAGGTTCTGGTAGTACGCCTGAACATGGGCTTCGTCCATGTTCTTCGTGGCCGGGTTGATCCCGGTCCAACCACCGAACGTTTCGTCGATGTTGGCGGCCAACGACTGGCCAGGAGAGACGTAGGCGGACTCGTCCCAAGCCTTTGACCAGGAGCTGCCCTTGAGGACATCTCCCCAACTGTTCATGTTCGCACCTTCAAGACCGAAGGTGGAGACGACTCGGGAAGCCCCCGAATAGGCGTCCCTGTCCCAGTTAGCCAGGTTCGTCAGAACGTGGCCTGTGTCGTGGACTGCGGCACCTAGCACTGGAACCTTTTCGGCACCACCAACCACGTCTCCGGCAACACGCTTGCCGAAGGTGCCCGCGTCGCCAGCCCACTGGCTGGCATCATTGACCGCGTGGCTGAGGAAGGTGCCGAGTCCCACTATGCCGCCTGTTCAGGTTCGTTTCGGAAAGAGTTCAAAGCCTGCGTGGTAGCAATCTTCGTGGGACCCTTGGCGTAGGAGACAGGGGCTGTGCCCACATCGTACGCTAGACCAAGAAGACCCTCATTGACAAGGTTGGACTGGGTGACCGGGGTTGTGCCCTTGGGCACTTCCTGTTGACTGGACTGCGCCGCTACGGCGCCAGAGAAGGCGTAAAGGGCCTTCCCGATATCATTGGCCAGTCCCACCGGGGCCTCCGAATAGTTGAGGGTTGGTCACGTTGTCGGGGGCCTGGCCCTGTGGCTGCGGAGCCAGACCACCCGACTGGAGGAACCTGACGAACTGCTGGCTACCCGGGTGCGCCCCCGGGAGATTGGCCAGGAACTGGAGCATCGGCAGGGCGGGGCGCAGAGCCGTGAAATCCTGCTGATTGACTGAGGGAGCCGTATTCAGGGCCTCTGGCCCTGGCCCGGCACCTCGCGGTGCTCCGGCAGTGACAGGTTCCCCTGGGCGCTGTGTGGGTGCCCCAAAGGGCGTTACAGCACCACCAGGGCCGCCAGCCTGAATGGCTTGGCTGAACGCGCTGGGAGGCGGACCTCCACCAGGACTGCCCCCAGCAGCCATGGGCGCACCCTGTTGAATATCGTGGAAAGCCTTCTGCTCTCCGTACTTGGCGTTGCTGAGCTGCTGGATAGCCTGACCAGGACCCCCGTCTGTCCGCTGGGACATGGCACCCGGGCCGGAAACAGGTGCCGGGTTATTCGGGGCCTGGTAACCACCACGACCGCTCGAACTGGCACCCATAGGGCCGGAGGCTTCAGTGGGAAGAGCCATCAGTCTCGCCCTTCCACGTCGGCGATCAAGGTCTCCAACTCACTTGCGGCATCTTCGTGGAACTCCAGCCGCATTTGCTCATACTCGCTGTGCCGGAGGATGAGGCAGGAGATGTCAGTGAAGGCGTCAGCCACTACTCCGGCCGCTAGGCCGATAGACTGGACACCCACTGCCAGGAGGTCCCACTTGCGGAACTTACGAGGAGTGATGGCCAACATAACCAACTCGTGCTCAGTACCGTCGTCAGCCATCATCATGTCTCCTAGAAAGTCGGACCAGAAGCCTGGGACTTCTGAGTCGAATTGCCATCGCTGTTCGGAACGCCCGGAGCGGCACTGCCGCCGATCGGAGCCTCGCGGTAACCACGGATCCGCAGATCCGGCACCTCATCCGGCGCCTCGATGAAACCGGTCATCGGAGCGTCAGAGCCCATCGGCTGCTGGACGAATCGCGGACCATAGCTGCCCTGGTTCTCGGGGGTCGGCGGCTCTGCCTGACCGAAGTCAATGTTGCCGAGGAATGCACCCATCACTTACCCCCCTTCGTGGTCTTGGTGGGATCCTTCCGACAACATATGGTAAGGAGCTTACCACCGTAGTTGCCGAGAGTCTGGCTGTTGGGGGCACCGCAGTAAGGACACTTGTTCTTGTCCTCATCGTGGCCACATTTCTTGCAAGCGGTCATGGGCTAGGGTCCAATCGGTTGGGTCTGCTTGATGTTTGCCTGCATGTTCGGATTACCTCCACCGGACAGACCGGCCAACATCTGCATCAACCCGCCAGGGCCAGCACCACTAGGCGCCTGAGGCGGCCCTCCGGGGCCGCCCTGTGGCTGACCAGGTTGCCCGCCACCAGGGCCGCTCGGTAGCTCGTTACCAGCCTCATCAGTCTGGGGGCCTGCTTGAGCGGCGGGCTGCTTGAAGGAAGCCATGACGGCTTCGGTGAGGGTCTTGCCCTTCTCGCGCTGCTCGATAATCTTGGCAACGCCTGCGAGGAGCTGAGTGGGATCCTGGCCCTGCTGGACCATGACACCCATGGAGGTGAGCATGGAGAAGATGCCCTGCTTGAGCGCATCCTCCAACTTCTCGACATCTACCCTCTGGAGAGTCTGGAGAGTGTCCAGATCGAAGGGCATCTGCTGGAGTACGAAGTCCCTGTCTACCAGGTTGGCGCTCATCATCTGCAAGAGGAAGACCAGTGCTCGGTTCGGGTCCATCCCTGCGGCGAAGCCGTAGGTGACTTCCACCTCGTGAATCCCTGCGATGTCCTTCGAGGGCTGGTAGGTCTCTTCGAAGAGAGACCCGTTGACCATGACCCGAAGTTCCTTCTTCGCGCTCTTCCAAAGGATCTCGTCCATCCGGAAGCAGAGGCTCAGAGCCTTCTTCAGCGTGAAGCCCAGCAGAGACTGGTAGTTCATGGTCTGGCTGTCGAACCCACCTTCAAGGGCGTCCACTCCCTGTCCGGTCACCACAGAACCAGGAGAGGCGCCAGCACGAGTGCCTGGGTACCGAGAACCGAGCATCAAGTCTTGCTCGTAGTTCTGCATCATCGCCTCAACCTGAGGCGGATACTCCATGCCTACCCTGCGAACCCCCTGAGGGCTGTCTGTCTGGATAACAGCGTCCGGTCCGAAGGAGAGTTTGCGCACGTCCTTCGGGATCGCCAGAGGGGCCTGAATGGCCTTCTCTACAGCCTCCATGTTGAACAGTGCCATGCGAGCCTTGGCGAGCTGTACCCACATCACATCGTCCATGGCGCCGCGAGTCTGCTCATCGTACTTGGCTCTCTGGGCCACCACGACAGGGCACTTGCCCAACGGGTTGGGCGCCTGGTGGATAACCAGGTTGGCCCGCTCGGGCACGTACACGAGCATCTGGTCAGCGTCCACGTACCGTACCAGGGAGAGCACCTGCTCGCCCATGCGAGCGTGGTCACGAGGGTCGGTGGACCCGTACAACTGGTTGGCGAACTGCGGGTACTTGGCAGCCAGCACCGAAGCCGGGTCCTGGTGGACCTTGGCGTACGAGACGCAGTGTCCCATGATGTCGAACTCGGGATAGGCATTCATGGGGTTCTCGAAGCGCACACGCGGGGTGTTGTGCTTGAAGTCCGGCTCGACGACACACGGCACGAAGCCGTAGGAGATCAGCCAGTCGGCTGCCTCCACCAGCTTGATGCGGAGGTTGGAGACATCCGCGTACTTGTGGGCGATCTTCGTACGCTTCATGCTGAACGACTTCTGGCGGTTCGAGACGTTCACAGCAGCAGTACAGGTGAGGGTCGGCATCTTGCCGATCTGCTCGGAGAGGTCACGGACTACGATGTCGATGTGGTTGGCGATGATGGGTTGGGGCCAGTAGTCCGGGAAGAACCCAGGCAGGATCGTACGAACGTCCCCGTTCCGGACCTGCTGAACGTTTTTTGCTCTATTGTCCCTGTCGGCATTCAGCCGACGTAGTTGTTCGACTTTCTTACTCACATCATCTGGGCTCAACACTATGCATCACCCCCTCCCTGCATCGTAGTGGCGTCAGGCTTGCGAAGCAAGGTATCCCTCTACTCCCTGGGCTAGTTCATCGTAGTGCGCCTGATAGTGGGCCTTCATCAGGACTTCCCCGCTGACCCAGTCGATGAAGATCTGCTCACCGAAGGACTGCGTTGTCACCCACTTACGGGGTATTTCGAAGCGCTCCTGGCAAGCGGAGCACTCCAGCTTGGGGAACTCTGGGTACTTGTCATCCTGGGTCACCATCCGCTGTCCGCCTTCTGGTGGTCACTCGGCGTTCGGTTATTACCATAGATCGACCAGTCCGGCTCGATAGAGCCGACAGAGGGAACAAGGTTCCTGCTCATGAAGTCATCGATATCCACCGTCCACATACGCTCTTCTTGGATGGCACTGCGGTACTTGTCCATCCCCCAGTGGGTGATGAGCTGGTTCTCGTTCATCAACTCACGACAGCGGATCTCTGCGAACCAGAGGGCCATGACGATGTCCGTCTTGCCCTTGGTCTCAGGGTGCCAGGTGATGAGCTGTTCCCTCAGGGCCTGAACTCCAGCATGGTTACGAGAGGAAGGCAGATCGATGAGGTTCCGGCCCTCTTCGTGGTTGTCGAACAAGGCGGCCATGGATGCCACGCCAAAGTCTGCGTCCCACTTGTTGCCGTGAGTAAAGTGCGGCTGTACAATGACGCCACGAGCTCTGAGGAAGTCAAGGAGTCCTTCATCCTGGGTGAGCCATGCCTGAACGTTGTTCTTCTCGATCCGCCACTCCTGGACTCCGTAGACTAGGGTCCAGTCCTTGATGGTGTTGATGATCTGGTTGTAGTTCAGGGAAGCTTGGTTGAAGACGTCGAGGAGGAATCGCTTACCTGACTGGCGGTCCAGTCCGAGTGCCACAGCAGCAGTATTTCCAGCGGCAGCCGGATCAAGGCCACATACAACGGTGAGCCCGTGCATTCCCGCAGGACGTAGAGGACTTGCGGCCAGAGGCCCCGGCCTTCGAGTTCCTGAGCAGCCGTTGACAGCGGCAGGCGTAAAGATCGCGTCACCGGCTACCTGCTCCTGCTGGTAGACCATAGACCAGTTCCGAGGAGACATGCCACCGCGCTTACGTGACAACTGAGCTCCGCCCCATTTGGGAAAGAGTCCATCTCCGTCAGGTTCCAGGTTCTCAAAACTCTTACCGCGAGGACGCTGGTTGCTCCTCGGCCAGAGAGTAACCCAGGTGGAAGGGTCAACATCGGGCATCTCCAATACGGCAGGCTGACTCAGGTAGGTCCAAGGGACTTCTTCCCCATCGTAGTACTGCGGCTTGACAAGCTCTCCGTACAAGTCCTGCGTGGCCAGTCGAGTTCCGATGACCAGGATCTTGCCGTCACCCGCGTCAATGCGAGACTGGAGGATGTTCTGGATCCAGTCAATCTGGTTCTCGAAGTCGTGGGCGTTGGAATGGTCCACCACGTCGTCCAGGATGATGAGGTCGGCACGGGCACCGTAGATCTTCTTGCCCATGCCCAGAGCTTGGACCGTGGGGTCACGCTCTCCAGTGGTCTCTTCCTCGGTGGTGCTGTTGACGTAGATCATGTCGTTGCGCCAGATGGCGTTGCCACCATCGAAGCCCTCCACGGGCGCGAAGGACTTCTTCAACTCGGCGAAGGCGCGGGTGGAATCCAACCTCATCTTGATGCCGTAGAGGAACTTGTTGGCGTTGGTGGCGTTCGAAGACACGATGAGTATTTTGATGTCGGGGTCTTGTACGATACGCCACACGACGTAGTTCGTCGTGACACAGGTGGACTTACCGTGGCCAGGAGGAGTGTTGATGATGAGGTGCTGAGGGCTGTTGCCCTTTTCGTACCTCTGGTTCTCGTTGACAGCGGAGGGCTCTCGGCCCTCCAGCACATCCACCCACTGCTGCTGGTGCCAGAAGACCTTGGCACCAAGATACTTCTCGGAGAACTCCTCGAAGCGAGGGACCGCCTTGCGGGCCTGAGCAACTACTCCGGTATTCCTGAACTCGCGGATGTAGTCCATCCGCTCGCGGAACTCTTGATCGGTCCGGCGCCAGTACTCATAGGACTTCGGCGAGCACTGGATCTCGGAGCAGATGTCCTTGATGGTCTTGCCTTGGGCGAAGAGTTCAATGACCTTCGCCTTCTTGGCCGCCGCAGGCAGCGTCCGCTCTGACACTACCACTCCTCAGAGACAGACGCTTCTCGCAAGGCCAGGTGTCCTGGCTGAACACACAGGGGGTTCCCACAAGTCTGCAAGACAACCTGGTCCCTGTACAGTCGGCCGACGTAGCCCTGGTACGAGATGCGGTGGGCGAAGTACGAGCTACCTAGGAAGTTGATTACCCCGTGGCCCTTGGCCACGGAACCTGTCCAATTCCAACAACCGTCATTCTCTTCGATGTTATCGAAGAATGCACCAGGCCGGTTGTTCGTGCGGATCGGGCTTCTCGTCATAATGGTTATCCTTTCCTATCCCTCATTCTCGCCGGGTGCACTTACGTTCGGCCAAGCCGAACGCCCTCTGTTCATTCGAGATAGGATCCTAGTAGGGAGCCACCTTAGGGGCTCCCATATTGGCGCCCAAGAAGGGCGCCTATTGTATTCTACCCGCCGGATTTGATCCGGCGTCTCGGGGACCCCTGAGGCGGTCCCCTCTAAACCCTCTATAAAGTATAGATAGCAACGGATGCTTGGAAACTGCCAACTTCCTCTAGATCTTTACCTAAGCTTTACCTAGTACTACTCTACGTAGCCAGAACCTGTACGGTTCTGACCCTCCGTAAACGCCTATGGATTGTACTTTATCCGCGAGTTTTGATGAGATATACACACTCGCCGGGCTCGCGTGATTAACATGGGCCGGTCAGACCTATGCGCAGGGACCAGAATGATCCGAATGCGTGGACAATTGGTCAATAATTGTGAGTATTTATTGGTGTATAACTACTCAACACGTGGCGCTCACACATACACACATCACATGGCAGTGGTAATGCAGGTGAGGCACCACGTAGTGGTGCACCACAATGCATTGTTGAATGCATACTATACACGTGCACTCATTGGATCATCTGCCCATGGCTGCCTTGGGCAGCCTGATCATGCCTCTCACCAGGCCAAAGAAGATAGTTTGCCCGTGGGCTTGACAGCCGACAGCCAGGGGAGGATAGTTCTCGTTGTCAGGCCAACCGGGAACGGGAAGCCAGGCAGAGCGGGTCACCGCTCGCAGGACGTAGGAACCATCGCACTTGTGCGACAGGCCGCATGCGAGCCGCACCGCGTGGTCACCGGAAGCCATGTCAACCGGGAAGGATGACCGGAGACACTATGTGTCTCTGACACGAACGCCTTACAGGCGTTTGCGGCCGAAAGGGGTCATCGAACCGCAGTATCACTGCGGAGCTGGCACACGGTGAGTTGTGGCTGAGTGGGGTAGGCGTGCGAAGTTGATAGATGTGCACGATCCAACAGCCGTAGGCGTACGTGGGGCCAGCGAGCCAGTCCAAGGGCCAAACCTTGGGCTGGCACTGAGCACACCACAGGGTGTGCTGATTGGAGAATCATGCGTTACGAGTAGGAGAGATCAACATGAGCAAGCCTGTTTGGCTGATCAGCCAGGAGAACCTGCGCAAGACGCAAGAGATCGTTGTGGTGGACACGCGTAAGCGTGATGTCCGTACCGGCGAGTACGTGTCAGACAAGGAGTCGTCATGAGCAACAAGGGCATTCGGATCTACACCAATGAGTGGACCGTAGACGAGTACGCGGAAGCGATTGAGAACGGCGACTCCCCGGAGGACAACTCCGGGGCCGGAATCCTGTACCTGGTCAGTGACTACGCAGAGGATTTCGGCGAGTGGAACGATGAGGGCACGCAGTGGATCAACGCCAGTGACGTTGTCGTGGTGTTCCACCTGCTGAGCGGGTCCAGTGCTCAATTCTGGGCCGAGTCCTGTTCGTCCAGCCCGGCTGAAGTCGGGCCTAACGACTGGTACGAAGAGGACTACAAGCACCCGTACACGGGTGCGGTGACCCACAAGTCAGCCCACCTCGTGGGCGACTGGTCGGTGGAAGAGGCCAAGGAGATTCACGCCTTGGTCTTCCCGAAGCGGTAGTAGCACGGCCCCCGGAACGGCATACAGCCGGAGTCGAGTCTCTGGCGGGGGCACTCACCAAGTCTATTACGAGGAAGTGATGACCATGACTTGGGTAGTGATCTACAAAGATCACGAGTACTCTACGCTGCGCAAGGTGACTGCGCCAAGCAGTGACAGCGCAGCGCACATGGTATTGGATGGCCACGAGGAATTCATTCAGATCGTGGACGTGTTCAAGTGCAGGGAGGATGACTAGATGAAGGGCCGTTTCACTGTGACCGTGTTCTTCCGGTTCACTCGCGTTGAGGAATACCGCGTGTATGACCGCAGGACGGGTGAGTACGTAGGCACATACGCAGATCGTCATGAGGCTGACCACGAAGCGGACAGGCTCAACTACGTCACGACCCGCTAACACACAGCTCCGCAGGGTTCAGCCCTACGCACTCGCAGTGCGAGCGGAGCACTCGTCTACTAGAAAGGATCATCATGTACAGTGTCTACGTGGTGTTCGACGCTGAGGCTGATCTAGACGCCGAAGTCGTCGCACGCACCTCTCACCGTCAGGTGGCGGAAGGTATCGCAGACGATCTCAACGAGGATGGCCAGGTCTTCCTGGCCTGGGCAGAGAGGGACTGACGTGTACACTATCTACTACACCAAAGGCGATGGCTCTTCCCGAGAGCCGCAGGTGTACATCTTCGTGAGTGGCGTACCCAGTGCCACACTCGCCGCACACATCACAGACCAGCTTTTGGATGATTTCGGTGATGTCGTGACTACAGCTTGGGTAGAGAAAGACTAGGACGAAACCAGGCTCTTGCCTGGTCCGCGACTGAGGGTCGCGCTGACGAGTCCGAAGGAGACGCCTTATGCGTCCGCACAACATCACTGACGTGCTCATGGAGCACGCCGAGACCGGTTTCAGCATCAACCACCGTGGGGATGCCCCCACGGATGGGTACATGGTGGGCGGAGAGGTGGGTAACCTAGTGCTCGCACCGGAACACCCCATGCCGTACAAGAGTACGGACCTGTTCTTGGGTCACCACTGGTCGTTCCTCAGCAGCAATGAGGACTATTACGCAACCGTCCGGATGGGCAACAAGGCGGACACGGTCTACGTGTCCATCGAGCGGAACGTGGCGGACCTGTACACCGCCTTGGCTCTCGCGAGTGCTCGTGGTGAACTGGCCGTGTGGGACGTGGCCAGCGCCGAGGAAGTCCGGACCGAGGAAGGTAACTGATCATGGCTCTGTATTTGGTGGAGCGCACGGACCGAATCGGATACGATGAGTACGATTCGTTTGTCGTACGTGCCAAGAGCAGTAAGGACGCGCTCGTACACGTCCTGGCTAACTACGGCTCTCGGTATTCCGGGTGGCGTACAGACGGAAGCAATGTCGAGGTGACCAAGATCGAGCCCACCGGAGAGGATGAGATCATTCTCGGCAGTTACAACGCGGGATAAGGTCGAAACCGGCTACGGCCGGTCGCGTGGTCATTCCACGCCTGATGAGACCAGGGAGTAAGCATGGCCAGTGAGTACGGTAGCGCCACGTGGAAGATCAGCCTGTGGCTGACCAATGACCAGGGCATTTACGAGATGTTCCGCGACTCGTTCCGCCACGGTGGAACGGCCGAAGACACGTTCTACGACTACTTCGTAGACACCATGCCCGCCGACAGCATGGCCCGTGACATGTTCGTGGACCTGCTGGGCCTGGTGGACTGGGCCGAAGTGGAGTCGGACATCAAGGGCGACGACTGGGAGCTGTACGAAGGTTCCGACGAAGAGGATGAGGACTGATCACGGAGTGAGTATGGAGCCGGGGCGTGCCCGGCTCTGTGCCCAAACTGGCGATCAGCCATTTGGAGAAAGGCATCATGCCCGAATACGGTCATGAGAAGTGGGTAGGCAAGCGGGTCAACCGCAACGGCACCACAGAGTACGGCACGGTCCTCCGTGCCTACCAGCAGGGCGCGGGACAGCCTGTGAAGCTGTCTGTAGACTGGGACGTACAGACGCTCGGTACATCCGCTCTGACGGACTCTGAGTACGTCACTATCGTAAAGGAGAGCAACAATGGCTGAATACATCAACCTCTTGGACAAGCTCACCGAAGGTCGGGAGCTGCCCAAGGGTTACGATCACTGGGCCATCAAGACGGTCCGCGCGGACTTCCGTACGAAGCACGATTTCGTGTGGCCGTTCCCGGGCAGGGTTGCTCGCGCCCAAGGTCCGTTCTTGGATCATAATGGATCTTGCCCCTCCCAGCAGGGAGACGGAATTTGCGTAGCGACCACTTGGGAAGGAATGGCCTCCGGAGGTGTGCCTGCGAGCACACTGCTTCTTGTGGCGTACCGGAATATCGATTTGCTCGGTGCGTCCGACTACGGCAAGCTCCGCGTGAAGGCCGCCAAGGTCATTGACTTGGTTGACGGTATCCGACTAGTCAGTGCCTTCGGGGAGAGGGCCAACCTCAGCTCCGCCGACCTCAGCTTCGCCGACCTCAGCTCCGCCGACCTCAGCTTCGCCGACCTCCGCTCCGCCAACCTCAGCTTCGCCGACCTCCGCTCCGCCAACCTCAGCTCCGCCAACCTCAGCTTCGCCGACCTCAGCTTCGCCGACCTCCGCTCCGCCAACCTCCGCTCCGCCAACCTCAGCTCCGCCAACCTCAGCTCCGCCAACCTCAGCTCCGCCGACCTCCCTCGCTTGAAGCCTCAAGGAGTTATCCTACCTTCCGGTTTTGTGTATCCTACTTCCTGAATGAGGAGTTTGCCGGAGGGCTTGTCCCTCCGGCTTGCTCTCCCTTTAGAAAGGACTAAGCTATGAGTGACTGGCAGTACCGCAAGTATTACGGACCCAAGCCGGACGGCACGGAGTGGTCTCCGTGGACCGAGGTCACAGAAGGTGTGGTGTTCTACGGACCCCGCACGCTGTTGGATCAGGATCCCAACGCCTCCGGTCGTATCGAGTTCCGCAAGATGTCGGATCCTCACTGCGAGTATCGTGACTGCGAGCTGGCGGTGGAAGACCTGGGACTGTGCTTTGAGCATCTGAACGACGAGTTGGACTTCTTCGACGCGGCATATGACCCGTGGCCAGACTTCCCTGCCTGGGAGCGGGACGAGTTGGACAACTACACTGGGTACGGTTCCTGATGGGCGCCGTAGTGTGGTTCTACTGTGAGACATGGCTGATCATGTTCGGGGGTGGGTACGCCCTTGTGGGCCTTCTCTACCTGGCCGAGAGGCAGCTTACCAAGTGGCTCGACAAGAGGAAGAAGAGCTGATGTTCTGGGTGTTGGTGTTCATCGCGTACCTAGTGGCTAGTGTCGTGACCTCCCTGCTCATAGGCAGGGTTGCGAGGAGGAATAAGTAGACACAGAGTAGCCCCTGGCCAATGGCCGGGGGCTTTCTTTGTTCCCAGGCTCAGAGAGCCTGTGTGAAGCCCTTGCAGGTGCACTGCCTACCGATAGCCCACTTCACTCCTGGGAAGTCCTCTGTGCCCGGTTCCATGCCCCCGCAGAGGGCCACTGCACGGTCACCGTGCATGTAGTGGGTGTGCGTACACTCGCACACCCGAGCCTCCAGCTCAGATTTGGGGGCGCTCGCCTCCGAGTAGCCTTTGGACCTTACGGGTGAGCCGTCCGAGTCTTCCGTCCACGGCTCCGCCTGTAATGCCAAGCCGATTTCCGAGTTCTGTCGAGCTGATGCCCAGGTGGTAATGGTCTCTGAGGAGTCGCTGGTCCTCAAGACTGAGGAGCGCAACGACGCGAGAGACGTCGGCCAAGGTGGTGACATATTCTCCGCCTTCGTTTGGTGCCCTGCGCTTGACGCGGGCCTGCTCATCTGGCTGAGGCGGACTGGTCCACGCTTCCTCATCCCAGATCTTCGTCAGTGTGTCCCGGATGAGAGTGAGATCGTAGTAGTACAGGTCTTCGATCTTGTAGCCCAGAATACGGGCCTTCTCTTCCTGACAGAACTTGATACCGGCCATCCGCATGGACTTCAGGAGCTTGTTTCGGCCATGCTCTGTGCCGTCCTGGTATTCCGCTATCTTCTCCTCATGTGAGTACACCCAAACCCAGATGGTTTGTAGGATGTCCTCTCGCTCAACCATCTGGTACGAGCGACGAAGGTATGAGGCTATGTGCGCCGCATTGGCGGCGATATCGATGCCCTCAACCTCACTCATCTTCGAGCTCTTCCGCCAGATTCATGAGCATTTCCAGGAAGATCTCTGCGGAAGATACAAGGCGCTGAGTTCGCCTACCCAGATCTTGCAACTTGCGGTGCTCCTTGTTTTGGTCCTGGATCATCTGGTTAACCTCTTCGTTCAACCCTCGCCACTTCTCAATCTCCTTTGCGGCCATTCGCCGCAATTCCTCAGAGGTTGAGTCCTTGTCTTCGGAGGTCAGTGGATACTCCACGTCGATGAATATCTCTCGCATCAGGCGTACACCTTGCCTCGGTAGATGAACCGTCCGTTCTGAACAGGGATCAGCTCAGCCTGCACGATGCTGCCTTCCACATGGATCAGGCCGAAGGCCTGTTGCCAGTTGGCAACCCCCGACTTGATGTAGGTGGCCTGGCGTAGATCCATGCCGTGGCCAACCTCCAAGCCGGAGATCTGCCGTCGAGAGGCACCCAGACCAACCGTCTCGCTGACAATCCCAGCACGGTGCGTGTGACCACACACCACGGACCGATCGAACTTCTTGGCCAGCCCGAAGGCTGTCCGCCCTGCCACGGATGAGAGGCCCCCCTCGTGGCCGTGAGCGGCGATCCAGCCGGGCGCGATGGCGAACGGCTTGCGGTGGTATGTGACACCCAGTTCGTCAAGACCTAGCATCTCCTCGAACCGCAGAGACGCCAGGCTGGCGAGAGCCGGAGCGTACCGGTCCACGTACGTCTCGACACGTTCGTCATGGTTGCCCAGCTTGACCCAGTTCACCCGAAGGCGAACAAGGATCTTGCGGGTGTCGTCCACATCCTTCTGCAAGGTGCGGGCGTACTCGCCCGCCATCCCCTTGTTCCATCGTGATGGCTGCGGCTGGTCCATCAGGTCACCGATCTGGCCGACCTCGTGGGGGCGGAAAGCCTTGATGAACTTCTCCATCACCCGAATGAACTTGGGATCGTGGTAAGGCACCTGTAGATCCGGCAGGATCAGAGTCGTCTTCACGGCCTCACGCCCCCCAGTTGACATCCGGCAGCTCGCCATTGTCGAACACCGGAATGTCTTCCGGACCCATGTTGATACCGGTGCGCAGAGCGGCACCCATGTTCAGCAGCCGCTGCTCTTCCTCGCGGGCAGCCTTGTCAGCTGCCTCGGCACCATAGTTCTCCAGACCCGGAAGGGTCGGCTGAAACGGCTGCACAGTGGCCGCCACTCGGGCGATGGCATCTCGGATGTCGTTGTGCCCCAGGTGGGCGAGGTTGTACGCGGGAAAGCCCGGGTGAACCGTGTCCACCACATCCGTCAGGATCTCCGTATCAACGTCGTTGCCGTCCACCTGCCAGGCCACCACCTTCGTACCGTTGTCGTAAGTGAACACGTACTGATCGGCCTTGCCTCGTACCCTTGCGAGCTTGAGCGTCATATCCCTAGCTTCTTCCTGAGGTAGTCTGGGCCTTCTTTTATCAAGATTGAATTCACATCTTCACCCGGCGGCATGTGAATCGGCCGAGCTTTGATTTCCCGCGAGAGAAAGACACCGAAGTCACGGCCCGGCTCGTCACCATCGCAAAGTCCGTAAATGACGGGGAAGTCCTCGAAGCAATGCCTATAGAAAGACTTCCACGCTTTAACACCAGGAACACCGACAGCCGGTATGTTCGCCTGGACAAGAGAAAGCGCGTCGATCTCGCCCTCCGTGACGCAAATGTAGTCCGCAGCTTGGAAAAAGCTCTCGACATGATAGAGATTCGTCTCGAATCCGGAGAGATTGAGGTACTTCGGTCCGGAGTCCGCTCCGATTGAGCGGAATTTAAGATTAACGACACCAGCTCTGGTGACATACGGGATACTAAGCCTTCCTCGGAACTGCTCTTGGCCGGGAATGGGATCCTCGACGTAGCCAAGGAGTTCACCATCCGCGAACTCTAGAGAAAGTCCTCGGCTTGCCAAGTACTCTTCCGCTCGCCACAGGCTGCGATTGTATGTCTCGGCGCTCGTT